TGTCTGCTTCTCCTCCTTTCGCTCCGTGTATTGTTGACATTATTATTCGAGGATTTTTATTTAGTGTTTCACCATTCGCCCTCATATTACGAATGTAATTCTCTGTCATAGGATCTAGTCCTTCGAATGCTTCGTACCATACATTGTCTGTAACTAAACCGTGTTCAGCTTTACAATCTGTAATTAAATATTTTTGTTCTGCGTGTAATGTTTTACCTTTTCTAAATCCTTCTAGTACATTTGATCCTAGGTATTCGTATATGTTTTTTATCTCCAGATGATTTAGTTGTGCATTCTTACGCCAAGCTTCCCAATTGTTTAGTGCTAACAATAGTTTAAGTGGTATAGAGTTACGTCCTTTAAATTGATAGTACCAACCTCGCAGTTCACATACTTCTTTAACAGAATCTAAAAAATGATTTGCAGAAGACAACACTAACCAATTACCCTCTGACATATCTACTTGTGTGATATCAGAATATCTTTTTAAGACTCCGTGTTCTTCTCTAGGTTTATAATTTTTATCAAATCTATTTTGTACTTGACCAATTATCTTTTGTGATAGTTCGTGTATGGGTCCACCAGGTATACGATAAGATTGATCTAATGTTTGTATGTCATCAACTTCTTCTTTGAGTGCAATGAAATGATCTACATCTGCACCAGCCCACTTAAATATAGCCTGGTCATCGTCACCGGCTATGTAAGTTTTTTCTGCTCTGGTCCACATCTTCCTTACCATTTCCCACTGCAATAAAGATAAGTCTTGTGCTTCATCTATAAATAATACTTCAAATTTATTGTGTTTTTCTTTTGCAATAAAATCTTCTAGTAAATCATTAAAGTCTTTAAGACCTTTTTCTTGTTTAAATCTTTTAAGTTCTTCTGCTAATAAAAATAATGTGTTTCGTTCTATGTCTAGTATATTTTTTCTAGAATCATAATACTCTAATAGATCTATTCGTTTGACTGCTGCTGTATTTATTATTGTAAGATATTCATTGTCTGAATTAAACGTACCATCACCTTCAGAGAATCTTGCTACCTTAATTGGTATACCACACTTCTCACCAAACTCTTTGTAGTCTTCGCTACCCATCATTTTTTCTCTTGTCATACCTACTTGATTAAATGCATATGAGTGTAATGTTCTAAAGTAACTTAAATCATTATCTATGTCCAGACCAAACTTATCCGCGGCCCTCGATGCTGCCTCCGTTGCAGCCTTTTTAGTAAAAGAAAAATACCCTATTTGTTTTGGTCTAACGCCGTCCTGTATGAACTGATCAACTAGATTCAACAGAGTTGTTGTCTTCCCTGTTCCTGGTGGTCCTAATATTATTGTTTTCATATTTTTTTATTTTTCGTGTTAGTAATCTATTCTTCATTTTAAGATATTCGTTTTCTTTTTGTAGTTCCTCTAACTTTAAACGAAACCTTAAGTGCCAGTTTTCTCCTACATCTTTATCAAACATTAGAAATGTCTACTGCGATATGATCTAAAACATTAAAAATTTCTACTTCTGATTCTGTTTCAATCCAAACTTTTGCTCCGCAACTTAAAGGTTTATCTGGACTGTATATAACTTTACTAGGCCCCAATATCTTTACTTGGTGTCCATAAGTATTAGATTTTGAAGTCTTAACCGTTATGACAGGTTCATTTAAATTGTATTTTTTATTACTTCTAATTTTGTGTTGATTAATATGTATTCTTTTTTTCATTAAAAATCCTCCTGTTGATATGGAACTTTAGAAACAGACGCATCGGTTTGTTTCATAGTAGTAATTTTAATAAGTCTTGGTTGTTGTTTTTTAATACGAACTCTTTCTTCTCCTACAAATACATCTAATTGTTTTATTAAATTACCTGTTTGATTCTTATCTTTTTCCCAATGATTTCTTTTGCAGAAATTATAAAAGTCTTCCATTCTAAAATATGTAAATTCTCTTTTCTCATCAGTGTATGGTAGTTTATTAAATACATCATCAACCGTTCTTGCTGACTGTCTATTAGTTGTCCAATCTTGTAACAGTCCTGTAAGTTCATTAACTGGGTCCAAAGATTCTAAAGGTTCCACTTCTTGTAAACCTGTCATCATAGGTTTTAAAAAATGTTGTTTCCAATCTTTAGGTTTAGGTATTGGTACTACTAAATTTGCTTGATCTAAACACGCTAACGCAAATAAGTTTGGACTATAAAGTTGTTCTGATTTTAATTGTATTCTTTTTTTATCTACATCTAAAAACCATTCCGGTGGTTTGGATGCATACTTTGTAAGACTTCCAAGTACAGGCATTTCCTCTTCACCAAATCCTACACCAAATCTTTTTGTTCTACATAAACCAGATTGACATACTGAATTAATAGGTGCATCTTTACATCTATACTTGTCGTAACCTTTTCTATTTACTGATTTAATTAATTGTTGAACCTCACTATTACTTAATGGTGGTTCCATAAATTTATGATTTGCTTTTACAATCTCATCTTCCCAAGTATCCGGTTTAGATTGTTTATAATAAACTGCTATATTAAAAAGTGCGTTGTTCCGTGAGCCCTCCCCAAAACCAATTGATGCCAATTTGTTTAAACAAGGAGGACCACCAGGAAATGCTTCTTCTATTTTTTTTTCTTCCGTTTTGATTTGTTCCACTTGCTCTTTTGTGCAAGCCCAAACATCATAGAGCTTATAAAATTCCTCAAGTGTACAACCGGCGCCATTATCGTTGATAGCATAACGCAGTCCTTTCATTTGATTAAAGTAGGGTAAGTTTAAAAAGTTTCCAGTGTCCCCACGATCCACTAAAATTTCTGTTTGTTTTGGAAAAATTTCTGAACCTTCATAACCAAGTATGATGGACATAGATTTTAATTTTGATTGCATCAAAGATGCAGAAATATTTTCTTTGGTAAATAAAAATACGTGTGCTCCGCCAGATTTACTTCGGCAAACTATTAATGGTAAATTAAGTTTACGAATACTTTGTATGAGGCTAGTATGGTCAAAGTTATATTCGTCAATATCAATACACCCCCACCTACAATCATTATTTTCTGTGATAGGGATAATCCCAAGGGCTGCGCCTTTTCCTTCAAGGTGGTCTGACCATAAAGAGTCGGTAACGTCCCCCCTAACAATAAAAGCCTTACCTTTTTGTTTTCCGTTCTCTCCTCGCTCACCGGGTTGATATTGCCCATAAGCGATTTCCAATCCTAAAAATATTGATTTAAATTTATCCATTATCATTTCTCAATTCTTTGTAAAGGGGGAAGTTGCCTTCCCCCAATATTATTTAGTACGGAGTTGAATCCGATACTTTCTCTTCTACATCAGCTTTTGTTTGAACACTCCCTTTGGATACATTACCGGCAAAATCCTTTGCACTTAAATACAAAGTCTTGTCTTCCTGTCCCATAATTCTGTCCTGTGTAACAACCCAGCCGTACCAAGAACCTTTATCGTTCTTTTGTAGCGTAGATGCTAGATTATACACAACTCCGTGCATAGGAGGGATAGCAAATCCACCCTTGCCATCAGCAATTTGTATGGTTTTCATCATAGAATTCCATTTTTTACTGACATTTAATTGAGTTGATTTCATTGTGATCAAAGCAGGGGTATAACCACCAGACTTTGTCTCAATCATTACATAGTAAGATGCAGTCTCTTCAAGATAATTACCATTTGGCAATCTAATCTTTGAT